TACTTAGCTGAAGCATACGCCATATTAATATCCGTGTCTTAAATAAGGTGAAATCCTAAAAGAAGCTCTGTCTTCATCTTGAGATAATGCTCTTTCAAATTCATCTTCATACATTTGTTTTAACATAACAGATCTATCAGGAGCTCTTTTTATAGATATGTAGTATGCAAGTCCAGCAGCAAAACAAGGGTAAAATCTAAATGGCATGTCTACAGTATTAGTAGCTGCATCAGCATCATCCATTCTAACTATTTTATTAAAAAGTAAAATGTCAGTAGAGTTTTCTGGCGATGGCCATATTTTTAAAACAGGAATATTTTGTTTATCAAGAAAAAATTGAGATGGCCTAGATTTAGTAGATTTATTAGGAATATTAAGATATTCAGATCTACTAACTCTAGACATCTGTAAATCAGTTGTAGTACCACTGACTGTTCTTCTTAAAGAACAATCTAATACATCTATAACATTAGCGTTTAATGTATATTCATTAGTTCCTTCAGTAACAGTTTGTGTGTCTTGGCTTATAGTCCATTGGTTAAGACCACGATTAGCCCATTCAGCTAACATAAGATTGATTGATCTTTTAGCTGTTTTTAAATCATAGCCAGTTCTAAGTTCTAGACCGCATCTTTCAAATGCCTCTTCTACAAACTCGGCTACATTTGGTTCAAAATCTGTGCTTCCTGAACTTGGCATTATTTTTTACGCTTTGTTTTTTTTAAAGATTTTTCAATAACTTTAGCTTGTGCAAGATGAGATTTAGAAGCTTTTTTTAATGCACTAACTAATTTTCTTTTTTGTGCAACTGTTAGTTCTGCCATTATTTATTATCCTCTTGGTTATACAAATTATCAAATGTTATATTTGGATTCATATAGCTCTCATGTTGTTCTGCTGAATGTGTCCATTGCGAGGGCATGAAATCCGGTGCCCCTTCGCCTACACGCCATAAAGCAGGGTTTGTCGCTCTTACTCTATTGTTTGGTAGAGCTACAAAACTGCCAGTATATTCACCAGCATCTGTTAAATATAGCACATGTGATTGCTTATGTTGAGCAGGATCATCTGCTATAGAGTTCTCTGTATAGTCTACAGTAAATAAATACTTTCCTGTATAAAATTCTCCTGCTATTTTGCATATCCAAGGAGATGAACTTACTCTGTCCATAACCACAACAGAGTGCTCATGGCTTAAACAGTCCCATGGTTGAGCTAGATGGTCTTCCATTGGAGTTGGCCATTCTTCTAGGGGAATGTCTGCTACTAAAGCTTGTATGGGCATTCTTGCCCACATAGCGCCGCCGTGAACATTTGGCGCGTCTTCTTCGTTATCTATTTCGCATCCAGTAAATACTACTTGAAATGATAAAGATCTGTCTGGAATTGTATTAACAGCTATGACAAGAGCATGTAAATACTCTCCATGATAGTTGCTATGATTTGCCGTAAATTCTTTTCTTACCCAGCATTTAAACTGAGGTATATTAGAAATTAAATATGACATGTAAGGTGCAAATTAAACTTTGCCGCCTTTTGACATATATTTAGTTCCTTTCATGGCTCCGCCTTTGGCCATGTACTTGGTGCCCTTCATAGCTCCGCCTTTTGCCATGTACTTAGTTCCTTTTGCCACACCGCCTTTAGACATATATTTAGTGCCTTTTACAGAACCGCCATTTGCATATCCTTTAGTTTTTTTAAACATAATTTATCCTCAGTTTAATTAACACTTCCATCTTCTACGAGCCTGTCTAATTCTAGAATTAGGATCGTTTCTTGTTTTAGCTGAACTGCGTTTAAGTTGGCCAAGAGATCTAGCGCAATAAGACTTGCGTCTTTTAGCGGCCTTGCTCCCTTTTTTAACTTTGCCTGTTACAGCAGTTTTTAGTTTAGAACCTGGGTTCTTTTTTCTATAAGCAGCAACACCACGCTTGGTCATACCAGCTCCACTTTTAGTAGGACGATAATTAGCTTTTGAGCCTCTTATCGTTCTGCGTATAGGTTTTGCTTTTTTTCTTGTTGCCATAAAAATTAATATAGTAGCACTATAGAAGTGCTACTACAAAATTAAAACTAAGAATGAAAAACAGTTACTCTATCTATATTACTCAATACAACATGAATACCATCTTCAAATAAAACTCCAGAATCTGGGATGTTCATTGTTTCAGTATCATTAGCGTTGCAAGGAGCAATTAATATGGTAGAGCCTGATACAGTTCCATTTCTAAAAGTAACAGTACCGTCAGAAGATCCACCAGCTATAACGTATCCTCTTAATCTTGATCTACCGTTTTGCAAAACTGCGCCACCAGTAGCAGAGGAAGTGCTTGTAGCTGTCTTTACATCTGATCCTACAATTCTACCTGCCATATTTATCTCCTAGTATTAAGCGTCAGCAAATGGAGTTACTAAAGTTCCAGAGCCAAGTGTTATACCTTCAACAGCATACTTAGCAGATCCCATAGCAGTACATTTAATTATAGATCCTGCAAGACCGCCTTTAGTTGAACCATTAAGAGTTATAACATCGTTAGATGAACCTGAAATAAAAGTTTTACCTGTTGCATTGTTAACACCAGTGTAAAGCCCACCTACAAATTTATCTGTACCATCAGTTTTAATATCGAGGTCAGTTGCTGCTGTCTCAATAACAAAAATAAAAGTAGCTCCTAAATTATTTAATGAATTAGGATCTGTAGGATCGCTAGGTGCAGTTGTAACAATTGAGGGCAAAGTAAATTTACCATCAGCATCATTACAAGTAAGTACCTTACCTGAATGAGCATCTACAGTTAAAGTTGTATCAGCAGTTAAGCTGACAATAGCAGTATTACCTGCTGAAATAAATCCAGATATAGATCTAACTGGACCTGAAAAAGTTGATTTAGCCATTATTTTCTCCTAACTAAATATGTTGCGCCATCTTTGGAGTAAGTCTGCCGAGCCAGTTGGTGCAACTTGTTAATCCCGGTTTATTTGATTGTAAGTTAAATATATGTAAAAAGAAAGAAAAAAAAGGGAGCTGAAGCTCCCTTTACCAATAGAATTGGGTTTATGCACCTTGTGATGCAAAGACAGCTCTTGGGTTTGAGAAACCAAAAGAATATCTCTCTCTAGCTTTGAATCTGACATTGCCAGTATCAAAGTCGCCTTCCATAGAAGTAGAAAGAGCAGATCTCTCAAAGTGTTTAAAGCCATCTGGGCAATCAGTCTTCAAGAACCATGCATCAGTGTCAGTTAAAAAATGGTTAACTGTGTAACCTTCTGGGACCATTCCCATATTTCTTATTGAATTGATGTCATTGTCAGAAGTGCTAACTCTACCAGGAGTGTTAAGCAATCTATCAGCCACGAACTGAAGTTGTGGTGGAATGATTAGCTTAGTTCCTTGTAAAGCAAGAATCATATTTTTGTCATCAACAAAAGTTGAAACAGAAATAAGAGCATCTTCTAATGAAGTCTCATTCAAGTCAGTATAAGTGCTTGGTCTGTTTGAAAATGTTCCTCCGCCTACTAATGGGTGAGAAGTATTCACGAGTGATACTCCGTCTCCACCGGTAAAGCTTGATGAGAAAGCATTGTTCAACACAGAAGCAGCTTTTACTTGCTTGGTGTGCGCCATAGATCTAGCTAGAGCTTTTGTATATCTAGCTCCTAATCTATCGTAGAGGTTATCCTCGATTGCTTCTTCTGTTAGAGCGAATGCTAACGCAACGGTTTCATGTGAATACCTTGCAGTAAATCCTTCTGAAGCGTTGTCGAATGCGACTCCGTTTCCTTCTGGTTTTACTTGTGCGTTACCGAAACCTACTATTAAGGTTTCTTCTTCAAATGCTCTATCTGAAGATTCGGTGTCAAAGATTTCCGCGTGCTCGTTTTCGTACCTGTTGTATTCCATGCCAAATAAGGCATTTAAACCAGGCTCGAGCTCCTTCGCTAATTGTGAACGATTAATAGCCATTGGTTATACTCCAGTTACTTGAGCGTAAAAGTGCTCGTTAATTTTGACTATCATATTGACGTTAGCTGATTGAGAACCAGTTCCTAAAGTATTATTCTCAGGATCGTTAGAAATTCCAACAATTCTAAGTTGAGCAGTAGTAGCAGCTGTAGTTCCACTGATAGTAACAGCAGATTGTCCATCTACTGTTGAACCAGCAGCGTATACAATATCAGCGTTGTTACCAACAACTGTTTGTACAACTGAACCAGTTGCAGCACTTTCTACTTCAAATAATGCATTAGGATCGTCAACTACGAAAGCCACCGCGTCTGATGAGACAGTACCGTTAGGCCAGTAAGAAGAATAAATTATTTCTCCACTAGAATCAGTATATCTGCATCCCCTAAAGACTCCCAGTAATTGATCGCCAGCAGCAGCCACTAAAATAGTA